TGAATATACAAACTAACTTTAAAGAAAGATATGCTAAGAATTTTGATTTTGCTATGAGTACTGCGAAATGATGGGGGAATGTCAAGCGGTGGGGGTACTTCAAGGTACTGTGGGCGGGATGCCAAATAAGGGTAATGCGACGCCCGCATTTTTTTTAGTCACAGAGTTGCATAATGGGGTTAAGTTTATTTTAATTAAAAAGGCAAAAAAATGAAACAAAAAATAGTTTATAAATCAGTAAAAGAACTTGTGCCATACGCACGCAACAGCAGAACGCACTCGGACGAGCAAGTTGCTCAGATTATGGCAAGTATAAAAGAGTTCGGGTTTACGAACCCTATTTTAACCGATGGAGATAATGGAATCATTGCAGGACATGGGCGTGTTGTAGCGGCGCAACGTATGGGATTAGATGAAGTGCCAACGATTGAGCTATCGCATCTTACAGAGGCGCAGAAAAAAGCTTACATCATCGCCGATAATAAACTCGCATTGAACAGCGGGTGGGATGAAGAAATGCTTGCTATCGAAATTCAAGAGCTTCACGACTTGGGCTATGACTTAGACTTAACTGGCTTCTCAATGGACGAGCTTTTAGAGATGGATATTAATTTGGAAGGCGCGCTTGAAGCAGTAATTGATGAAAGTAAAGCGGATGATGTTCCTGAAGTGGTAGAAAATCCAGTTATTAAGTTGGGCGACTTAATAGAGCTTGGTAATCATCGGTTACTTTGTGGGGACAGCACGAAGGATGAAGATGTTAAGCGGTTAATGGATGGTAAAAAGGCTGATATGGTTTTCACTGATCCGCCGTATGGGGTGAGCTATTCTAACAATATGAATACTAAGCATAATGTAATCAAAAATGATGATGTATTTTTAGATGGTTGGATTCCACTCGTTGAGAAATATTCTAAAGGTTTCATTTTTATGTGGACTGGATATCAAGTTGTTCATAAATGGATTGAGATAGGAAAGCCATTCGGAGATATAACAAATATGATTATTTGGTCTAAAGGTGGCGGAGGTCTTGGGGACTTGTATAAAAGATTTTCGACAGATTTTGAAATAGCACTCGTATGGAACAGAGGGGCAGAACTTCAAGATAAGCGCATCGGGAGTGTGTGGAGCATCAATAAAGACAACGGGGCATCATATGTTCATCCAACGCAGAAGCCAGTTGAACTCATGGAGAAGGGAATATTTAACTGCTCGTTTGCAAAATCAATCGTTATGGATTTATTTTTAGGAAGTGGTAGTACTCTCATAGCGTGTGAAAATCTAAACCGTAAATGTTATGGAATGGAACTTGACGAAAAATACGCCCAAGTAATCATCCAACGCTGGTGCGATTACACTCAAATAGACTCTATCAAAATCAATGGGGAAATGGTATCGTGGAATGACTATAAAAACAGTGTGGATTGATGACACCAAGCAACCTAAACCGCAAGAGGTAACAATTGGAAAATAAACAAGTTACTCCTAAAACAATAAACGCAGCTGATCTTGCAAAGATATTAGACCTTAGCGAGGTAAGTATCCACGAACTCGTTAAGAAAAATATTATACCGAAAGAGGGAAGAGGCAAGTTTATCCCTCACAAGTGTATCGTGTATTATATTAGACATTTACGCGAGCAAGCCGCAGGGCGCGGTGGAACAGATTTAACGGATGAACGATCACGGCTCGCAAGAGCGCAAGCAGAAAGAGTAGAGATGGAGAATGAAGTAACCCGTGGGAATCTTATCAGCATTGAAGATGTGAGAAAAGAGAACGAATATACCGATATGGCTATACGAAATAAATTGCTTGGAATTAGTAAGAAGCTCGCCCCGCATTTATTTTTGATAGACAATCTTGCTGAAACAGAAAAGATAATTGATGATAATATTTACGAGATATTACTTGAATTGTCAAGACTTGGCAATAATGAATGTTAGAACACGCAATTTTTTAGTATATGCTCCACCTCCAAAGCTCACCGTATCACAATGGGCAGACTCATATCGATACCTATCAAGCGAATCATCAAGCGAGTCTGGGAAATGGAGCACCTCACGGGCAGAATACCAACGCGGTATTATGGACGCATTCAGTGATCCATTAATCCATACCGTTGTATGGATGAGTTCGGCACAGGTTGGTAAGACTGAGGCACTTAACAATATCATAGGGTACTTCATCGATCAAGACCCTTCGCCTATCTTAGGATTGCAGCCTACCTTAGAGATGGGTCAAACTTGGTCAAAAGACCGTATCTCTCCAATGCTTCGTGATACACCAGCGCTCAAAGACAAAATAGCAGACGCTCGGTCACGGGATAGCGGTAATACAATCCTGCATAAGACGTTTAGTGGTGGACACCTTACTATCGCAGGGGCGAACTCTCCCGCCTCCCTTGCATCTCGCCCGGTCCGTGTAGTTCTTTGCGATGAGATAGACCGTTATCCTGCATCGGCTGGGGCGGAAGGTGATCCCGTATCGCTTGCCTTCAAGCGGACAACTACGTTTTGGAATAAAAAGCGGATGCTAACCTCAACCCCCACGATCAAAGGGGTATCACGGATCGAAATGGCATACGAAGAGAGCGACATGAGACGCTTTTATATTCCTTGTCCGGAATGTTCGCACGAACAGACCTTGAAGTGGTCGAATGTTGTATGGGAAAAAGACGATATTCACACGGCGCATTATTCGTGCGAGAATTGCGGCTCACTTTGGAGCGACACAAAACGATGGGGAGCCATCAAAAAAGGGCGTTGGATAGCTGAAAAAGAGACAAAAGGTATCGCAGGGTTTCACCTAAACGAGATTTACAGCCCTTGGGTATCTCTTAGCGATATGGTAACAAACTTCTTAGAGGCAAAAAAATCAAAAGAAACTCTAAAAACCTTCGTAAATACTTCGCTGGGGGAGACGTGGGAAGAAGAGGGAATACAACTTGATGATAACGAGCTAATGAAGCGAAGAGAAGACTACGTGGATGTACCAAGCAGTGCGCTTGTATTGGTTGCGGGATGCGACGTTCAGGACGACCGTATTGAAGTAGAGGTTAAAGGATTCGGATCCGGTGAAGAGTCGTGGTGTGTTGATTATAAAATAATTTACGGAGACCCATCGAAGCCTAATATATGGCAGGACTTAGACACCGCACTATTGCAACAGTATCAAAATGAAGACGGTTACCCAATGCGTATCGCTTCAGCTTGTATTGACTCTGGGGGACACTTCACGGATGCGGTTTATAAGTTCGTCAAGAACAAAGAATCCCGCCGTGTGTATGCTGTCAAGGGTTCAAGTTCAGCAGGTGCTCCGCTCGTTAACCGTGGAACAAGGTCAAACAAGGGCAACGTCAAACTCTTTGCAGTGGGAACCGACACGGCGAAAGAGCTAATCTTCGCACGCCTTAAAATCGAAGAATTCGGGGCTGGGTATATGCACTTCAATATAAAAATAAACGATGAGGAATATTTCAAGCAGTTAACAGCCGAAAAAATAACGACAAAGTTTGTAAGAGGATTTCCGGCTAGAGTATGGACGAAAACACGACCACGTAATGAGGCGTTAGACTTGAATGTTTATGCCTTAGCCGCTCTTGCTATTCTTAACCCTAACTGGTCAGCATTGCAGGCCAACATGGCTAAAAAAACACAGCCAAAAGAAGATAAACAACCACAAATACAAGAAGAGAGACAGCAGTTTATGAAACCAAATAGACAGCAAAAACCTAGAGGAAGTTGGGTTAGAAACTGGTAATTATATAAAATTTTAATCTTTTCCAATTTTACGCTTACTAAAATGTGAAAATTATCTCAATGGATAACTTAGCACTTGATTCTCTATTTATCGGCGATACTGTCACTAAGCAAATTAACCTTAATGGTTATTACCCTGCTGACTACACTCTTAAATATGAGATAGGGGATATTACGCTTACATTTTCGGACGATGGAGTCAATTTTACCTTATCGGAGGTTCTAACTGGCATTACAACAGGTGAATACAGCTATCGTGCTGTAATCATCGATAAAGCTACATCGGCAAAAACAACTCTTCTCCAAGGTCGTGTAAAGGTTACCGACTTATCATACAAATCACACGCCAGAAAAGTTCTTGATGCTATCGAAGCTACGATTGAAGGTACGGCAACGCAATCACAGTCCGAAATGACCATTAACGGTCGATCGATCAAGTATTTTTCGCCAGAGCAACTCCTAAAACTACGATCTACCTATAAGCGAGAGATAGCTAACGAGGAAGCGTCAGACCGTATTAGAGCAGGGTTAGGCTCAAAAAATAAAATATTGGTGAGATTCTAATGTTTGAAGGTTTAATGGCGCGTTTCGGATATAAACCGATCGAACAAAAGAACGCAAAACGAAACTATGCTGGGGCTAACATCGGGCGACTATTTTCCTCTTGGCAGGCATTTAGCCAGACCGCCGACCGCGAAATACAATCCTCTATCACTGTATTACGATCACGCGCTCGTGAACTCTCACGGAATAACGACTATGTAAAAAAATACCTTGAGATGGTTCGTAAAAACGTAGTAGGCTCAAACGGTATCACCCTGCAAGTGCGAAGCAAAGACCCTAAAGGCTCACTCGACACCGGAGCTAACTCTATGATAGAGGATGCTTTTTATAAGTGGGGGAAAAAGGGGAATTGTGACATCACAGGTCGTCATTCATGGCGAGACATTCAGAACCTATTCATAGAATCTACTGCAACCGATGGCGAAGTATTGGTGAGATTATTATTTGATCGAAAAAAAGGGTTACAGCTTCAATTAATTGAATCAGATATGCTCGATGAGCGTTTAAATGACATATCTCGCCAAATATCTATGGGTATCGAATATGACGACAATGGGCGGGCTATCGCTTATCACGTTTTCAAATATCACCCGTCATCCCTCCAATCAACTACTTTAGGTAATAAGGTAGAGCGTATTCCTGCTGATGAAATAATCTACGGCTTTATCCCTTCACGATCTAGCCAAGGGCGAGGTGTTACATGGCTACGTACCGTAATGACACGGTT